CATAAATGCAATTTAGCAGGAAAACCCCCACAATCGCGGCGGTTTCAGCCGATTTGCGCCCTGGCTACGATAGCGATTTTTCTATTCAATTTTTTATGCAATTCTGCTAAAGATCGCTTTACAAGCCCGTTCAACGTGATATGTAGAGGGGGCGGGAGAGAACCGTGTCAAAAATCAGGAGTAGGGCAAATGATCGCATTTAACACCGGACGCCAGTACACTGCCAAGGGTCAGCGCATCGCCGCCGCGCAAGTCGACGGTAAAACCTACTTTGTGGATGCCGATCGAATGATCTCCGGCATGTTCACCAAGCCGGTCGCGCTGACAGAGCGCGCGGTTCTCGCCGCATATGACGCTGGCGCGTATCAGGGTTGCTGCCATCCTATCCTGCGCGAACTGTCAGTCGCCGGTGTTTGACGCTCTAAGCGCCCCTCGCGGGGGGCGCCATAGAGCGCCAATCAAGGCGTCAACATGGAGACCGGACAACATGAGCACCTTCAAAGTCTATCCTCGCAAGATTTATGTTTGGCACAAGTGCACACCTAAAACCGCGCCGCACCTCGTGTGGTCATTTGCATGGAACACTAACGCCTATCGCACTTGCAAGGATGCGGTCGCCGCAGCGCAGGCGCAGTACCCCGGCGAAACCTTCAAAGCATCCTTCACTTGGTGACGCTCTAAGGGCGGCGCAAGCGCCGCCTCATAGAGCGCCAATTAGAGCGCCAAATGCGAAGGACAAACACAATGCAAAATCGTATCTTTTCCGTTGACAATCCCAAAGCCACCAAGGCGCAATCTTTCGGATGGCTTAATGGTATCCATTACATGGCGCCCGCGCGCCTTGCCGGTGTCGGCAATCTCTGCGGCAATGCATCGCCAGGATGCATCAATCTTTGTCTTGGCGAACATTCGGGCGCCGCAGTCTACTATCCTAGCGTGATGCTATCGCGTATCGCCAAGGCGCGCCGTTTTATGAAACAGCGCAAAGCTTACATGCGCGATATGTGGCGCGCGATACAATCCGCAATGCGCCAAGCCATCAAAGGCGCGCTTAAGCTTTGCATCCGCCCGAATGGTTCAACTGATATCGCATGGGAAGCAATCCGCGACGAAAACGGCGCGACCATGATGGAAACGTTCCCCGACGTTCAATTCACGGACTACACCAAATCATTCAAGCGCGCGCTCGCCCACGCGCAAGGCAAACTACCTGCCAACTATCATCTAACGTTCTCCCATTCAGAACTGAATGAGGCGCAATGCGTTCAAATCCTGCAGGCCGGTGGAACGGTCGCGGTAGTGTTCGCCAATGCTCGCCCCGCTACATGGAATGGTTACCCTACCATTGACGGTGACGAACACGACTTGCGCCACTTGGACCCGCGCGGGGTGGTCGTGGCGCTTTCGCCCAAAGGCAACAAGGCCAAGCGCGACACAAGCGGATTCGTGGTCCGCTGACCCGCGAACATGGCGCTTGTCAACGCAAGCGCCATGATGTAAAACAATCTCCTGCAATAGAAGGAACCCACACCATGCAGTCATACATTGATCGCGCCGCGCGCCTCTCCCGCCAGTCCTACCATTCCGCCGCGTATATCGCCGACTGGAACAAGTTAGAGGATGAATTGCTTGCGCTGCCGCGCGCGATGCAGCACCAGCTGGTCGATCTGGCGATTAGCATTGTTCCCATGACAGGAGCGGCGATGGTCATCACGTCAATGCTACAGTTCGAAGAATTGACCTGCGATGACGCTGCTTAACCTTAACAATAAAGGCTAATGCCATGAATAATCCCGGCTTCTACGTTTACCAAGGTTCATCCGGTGACTGGTATATTGATTGCCTCACAAGCGCGCGCGAGCGCATTGGGCGCGATCTGATTCGCAAAACTGACGGCGTATGGTCCACCAAACAAGCCGCATGGGATGCCTTGGATCTCGCCCTTGGCGTCATCACGCCGGGCGAATGGGCATACCATGAAGACATCCGCCGTCACCCTTACTATGACGGCGGCACGCCCCGCCGGTCGTGGGCGCAACTAGACGACCACGCTAAGGCCTCATGGGAACGCAACCCCACGCCCCGCGAATGGAAGCAAGCCGCTTCATGCGCGTGACGCCCATACGCCCCATCGCCCCCACGGCGCGCAACCCTGCGCGTCGCCCCCCGCCCCTCCCGCAACGGAACCTGTCCAATGCTAGCCGTGCTCGAACTGATCCTAACCCTAATATCGTTCCTAATCGTGGGCGCGCTCATCGCCTTGGCGTTCATATAAATATTGAGGTCTGACAATGGCAAAACGCAAAACGACCATCGCCGACCCCCACGCCGATCAGAAAACGAAACCCTATCCGACCCTCGCCGGGCTGGACCGTTACAGGCGCGCGCCCGATCCCGACCGCCGCGCGTACGGCCAAGCCGTCATGGCCGCCATCCGCGCCCTGCAAACTCGCGAACTGGCGCGCGAGCTGCCCTCGCACCCGTGCCCGTGCGCGTCCGGCGTGTGGGAGAGCGATGGACGCAAGATCCTCGCCGCTGTGCGGCAACAGAACCGGAGGGGCTGAGATGCTGACCACCACAACCCACGCCGACGCGACGCGCACCGTGACCTACTACGGGCGCTTGTTAGGTCACTACGCCGCCGTCCGCTACAAGCGCACTCACGCCCGCGCATGGCGCTGCGTGACCGTCCTGGGCGCGCTGGGCTACGTTAAGAACGAAACGGACGCCCGGCGCTGGCTCATGGAGATGGTCCCATGAGCGTCGACTACTTCCTGGCCCTGTCAGACCACTACAAGGCCGTGCGGGCGCGGCTCAACGCCGGACCACCGCGCGCCCCGGTCGCCATCGCGCCACCCCCGCCGCCTGAACCGGAACCTGAGCCGGAGCCCGACCCGCCCGAACTGCCTCCGGCGTCGTTTCAATACACCATGTCCGCCGCCAGGCGCATCGCCCGCGCCGCGCTCGTGCCCCACGGCATGACCTGGACGGACGCCATGAGCCCCGCCCGCACCCTGCCCTACACAGCCGCGCGCGCCGCCGTCTACAAGGCCCTACGTAAGCATGGATGGTCGCTCATGAAGATCGCGATCTTCTGCAACCGCGACCACACGACCATCATGAACGCCCTACACCCAAAGAAGGACCGTAAAAAATGAGCAACGCAAAATGGATGACCGAAGCTAAATGGCAACCGATTAAGACCGCGCCCAAGGGCTACATGACCAACGATTATTTACCGCCGGAAATTTTGGTTGCGTTAAGCCTTCCAGATAACAGTTATTATGCAGCGGTTGCGGAGTGGCACGACGACCATTTTGCCTACTGGTGCGCTGAGACTGAACGTTACGACCGACTAGGGTTTGAACCCACCTATTGGATGCCATTGCCGCCCGCACCGCCAGTTATGAAATCAAAGAAGGACCGAACCAAATGAGCATTACAGACCAGATCCTATCCGACCGCGAACAGACCCACGGGCTATTCCGTGAGGTCGCGGGCTACTCGCAGGCAATCAAGCAACTCATGCGGACGTCGCGCAATTGGAACCGGCTGGACGTGGCGCAGGCGCAGGCGCTGGAGGTGGTCGCCGACAAGGTCGCGCGCATCCTGTGCGGCGACCCTAGCTTTCTGGACCATTGGCAAGACGGTGCGGGTTACTTCGAACTGGTGGTGCGCGACCTGGCGCAGGCGCAGGCGCAGGCGCCCGTCACCCGCGAGGTGTCCATGCCCCGCGCGACCATGCCCGATCGGCTAGGTGATGAGCCACTGGACGCGCCCGCCTTCCTGACGGAGGGCAAGCCATGATGCTGCAACTGAACCCGACCATGCCCCTCACCACGCCACTGGGGCGGGCGCTGGCGCACTTCCTGATCGACAACGGCGACGAACATCACCTGCTATGGGTGTGCATCCAGGACGACACTGGCGAGATCTGGGTCTGGCCTAACCCTGACGTGCGCGGGCGCAACAACCCGACAATGGGGAGAAAGCTAGATGACTGATCGTATGAAAAAAATGGTGGACGGGTCGCTGCCAAACGGCACGCTAATCCGGGCGTGTGAGGGCACGTTTGATTACTTGGAAAAGCAAGACGACCGCATTGCGAAGCTGGAGGCGGCGCTGCGGGATTTGTCTGATGGGCGGGAATGCTGCCCCGTGTCGCAAGCAATGCGGCGTGTCGCCCGCAAAGCACTGGACGCAGAATAATCCTTTACACCATCGCGCTGACGTGCGATGGTCCACCGTCAACAAGGGGAGACTACAATGGCATTCCAGATCGACGTAAACGAACACGATGCAATCGCATATGTGAAGATCCAGATCGCGGGCAAAGCAATCCATGAGGCGGCGCTGTTGGCCTACTATTGCGATGGGCGGCGCAAGCAACAATTTCATGAAGAAATGGAACATGAGATTGAAGAATTGCTTTGCTTGTTGGGCGTAGACGACCGCTCCACTGCCCGCGCGCTGAGCAACCAGGTTGAGGTGTTGGAATATCAGATCGAAAACCTGCGGGCGGCTTTGCGCGTGATTGAAGACATCCCGCCCCGCGAGATTGAAAGCGCATGGTCCACCGCGACCCGCGCGCTGCGCGACGACGACGAACATGCGGCCCGTGCCGCCAAGCCCATTCGGTAAAGACCGGATCGCCGGAGCATTCGCCCCGGCGTAGATTGTGAGGTGTCTAGTAGCCTAGTCCTAGTGTTTGTTCGAAACGCAACTTGCCCCCGGTCGCTCACGCAACCGGGGGTCTTTCGTATTAACGCCGACCGGGGAAATCGCGCACGTTGCCGTCCGTGCTGCCCGCAGGCTCCAGCAAGTTTCGCAGATAGCTCTTGGTCTGCGACCGCGCCAGATCAGGCGCGGCGTAGATGTGGCGCTTGCTGGAATGCTCAAACGACCCAATGCGCCCCATGTCCACCCACCCGGCCTCCTTGAGGGCGTGGAGTAGCGCAGCCTGTGGGATCTTGACGCCACCAGGCGCGTTGACCGTCAGGAACTGGCAGAGTTTGAAGAATGGCGCTGCGACGACACCCCTAGCGAACTCGCCGGTCTTGGAACGGATCAGGTCCACGATGTAACTCTCCGCGATGCTCATGCCGTTCTCGATCAAGTTCTCCTTGAACTCGGTCCACATGGGTGGCGCAGACGGGTTGAACTTGGACACGTCGCGGTCAGCCAGCCACCGGGCGATGGTCTCAAACCCACCGGAGCGATACCAAGTCCACATCGCCTGCGCCTCGTCTGCGGGCATACGCCCCGCCGCCGACCAAATGCAGAACCAGCGGCGGTCGCCCGAACTAATTGAGATCGGGACGGGGTCGTTCGTAAACGCCAGCACCAGCATTCTGTTGACCATGTCGTAGGGATGAAGGCCCTTGCGGTTGATCGGCAGCGTCTCAGGCGGAGCGGCGATGATGGGCTTCATTTTGTTGGCGAGCGCGCGGCGCTGCGACGCTTCCGGCTCCTTCAGTTCGTTCAGGATCAAAATCTCCGACTCCAGCGCGTAGCCCCACTGCGAGGTAAGCCCATCGTTGTCCACCAGACCCCGGTTCTTGAGACCTGGGCCGCAGACCGCCCAGATGGCGGGAGCCCACATG